CTAACTGTGAGCTATCGAGTTGTGCTTGAAAGTCTGTGCCAAGAGTACGAGCCATGTCTCACTACTTCTTGGTTGCTTTTTTCTTTCTTACAACCTTTGGTTTATCTTCTTTGGATGCAGTTTTCTTTTTAACAACTTTCTTTTCTTCAGGTTCTACAGTTTTAATTTCCATAGCTAATCCTGCATCTACAAAAGTTTTACCTACATCTTTCTGCCATTGTTCTTTGCATTCTACAATCTCATCTTGCTCATACCATTTAGTGTCATTACCACTAGCATTGCCTGAGCCGATTGCTCTTTGTAACATTTTGATTTTCATTTAATCACCTTTTTTTAATTCGTACATTTTCTCTACTACTTCTTCCCATGAAATAGGTTCTGACTGCCATTCTATACCACCATACAAAAAATCGATACGATTCTCTAAAGTTCCCTTTATGGAAAATTTAGCATCAGGGTCTATTTTATAAATAGCCTTGATAATGTCTAACTCTTTATCAGTATATGCTGTACTCACAGTCATAGTATACCTCAGTCGGTGGGCAGACCGAATAACAAAATCTACCCACCATGTGCCTAGTTATAGGCTATTAAGCATCCTCTGAATCAGAAGGGTTGCCTTTCACAACAACAACACCCATAGGTGTTCCATTTGAATGTGAGCCTGTAGCATCAATTTTACATCTGATGTAACGTTTTCCACCTATATAGCCTATTTGACTAATTTGTGGAGTTTCACCATTTGCATCTAATGTTAAAAAGATACCACTAGAATCAACACTACCTTCTGTAACATCGGTAGATGATGTAACATCAGTCCAAGTTGAATCATCATCAGAATGTTGAAGAATGAACTCAAACTTGACTGAAGAAGATAAAGTATCTCCTTCTGCACCTGTGTTAACAACTACCATAGCAGAGTTGAAGCCTTGTAAGTCTACAGTTGTACCATTGGCATCTGCTGTAACGACAGCAGGAACTTGGGTAGCAACTGCAACTGTTCTATTTGAAATGTCTCTCATTTGCTATCTCCTTATGCACTAATGTTTTGTAGTTGAATTGCTTCAGCTAATACTACTTGTCCACCAACCCTTCTACGAGCAACATATCTGATGTTACCACTTGTAGCTTGGCTATATGGGTCTCTCATGATAGATAGATTAACTCTATCTACGATTGTGTATGCTCTAGAGAAGTCTCCGAAAGCAATAGGTTTAGTTCCTGCACCTACTGATGGCATATCTGTAGCCAATGTGTATGGGAAACCAACTATTGTTGATGGAGAGCCACCTACTAGTGTCATACCTTGATGGAATATTTTTTGACCTGCTGTGTCTTCTAATTGTAGAACATCTGCAAATGTGCTTCTGCTCATAACGAATCTAGCATTGTTTAAATATTCAGATTTGATTGCATATACAAGTTCAATCAGACCATCTGCTGTAAGTGCTGTTCCATTACCTGAATTGGTAGAAGATACACCTGCTGATGAATCAGTAAAGCCTTGTGGTCTGCCTACACCATTTCCACTAACGAATGCTGTACCTTCTGCTTTAGCAAATTGCTCAGAAAATTCAGAACCCATTTCAGATTCTAAATCGAAAGCAGAATCTTCAAGCATTGCTTGTGAGATATCTACTAATGCATAAAGTTCGTGTGCATCGATTTGTTGTAGACCTGTTGTGTAGCCTGTTGTTTCAGAACGTGTACCTGTTTCTGCAACGAATGATGCAGAGAACTGACCTGTTCTTTTTGGAATTTCAATTCCTCTGTTAGTTGTTTGTCTTACTCTTGCAATAGAACGAATTGGAGAGATTTCTGTAACACCTTTGATTAAATCAGCTACATATTCTGTAGGTGCATAAAATCCACCAAGAGTATCATCTGATTCGTAAAGTGCTTTCTTTTCCATTTCATCTACTTCACCTTTTCTTAGCCATTTGCTAAATGCTTGTACTTGGATATCTGCATCGACAGATTTAGAAGCATTTGGTCTAGCTAACATGGTTTCAAGACTTTCTATTTTTGCTGTTGCTTCTTCAAGATTTTTTTGTTGAATCTCATGTGCTTGTTTGACTTCTGCTATTTTAGCAATGTCTTCTGACATTTTATCAACTTTCTCTTGTAGTAAAGGGTCAGCATGTCCTTTTTTTTCAATTTCTTCTAAACGTGTTTTGTTCTCAGATTTGAAATCTTCAAATTTAGAACCTAACTCATCAAGAACGACTTTGATTTCTTCTGACATTATTAGTCCTCTTTTAGTTAAAGTTTATTGATTAATTGCTTGATACCATCAACAACATCACGTTGTTCGAGCAAATCTTCCTCTTGGTAAGACTTGTATAGTACGTTTGCAGTTTGCTTTGCTACAGCAGTAGACATCACACCAACATCTCGTAAGTATGCTTCTATCTCTCTAGCATCCATTTCAGCTAATTTAACTTTCGTTACTTTTGCTTTTGGATTCATTGGGAATGTAACCATTGAGACTTCCATTAAGTCTACTTCTTTGATTACTCTACGTTTGTTTTTATCATCGTATTTATATCCATCAGGTGTTAAACGATATCCAATAGACATGGAATCTAATGCACCCATTTTCATTAATTCAAATACTTCTCTACCTTTTTGTGTACCCATAGCCAAACGACCTTTTATTTTAAGACCACGTTTATCTTCTTCTAGAGAATCAATGACACCGATAGGTTCATCGGTTTTGTGTTGGTAGAGTAATTTGATGTGTCGTGCTTTTTTATCTGCTAGTGTTTTAGCAAATGCACCTTGTCTGATAACATCATTTCCTAAATCTTTGTTATTGAATACAGATGCATAGCCTTCAAACGAGCCATCATCTTCTGTTTCCATTTCTTTGTATTCACATTCTAAATCTAAAATGTCGTGTTCAACTTCCATGTTGTCCTCTTGTCCATTTGGCATAACTCGAAATCCCTGTCAAGTATATTGTGCTAATTGTAACAATAAACTACTTATAATAACAATAAAAAAAGAGCAGAACTAAGTCTGCTCTCTTTCTTACACAATGTCCTGTGAACTATTCTGTAACACCACCTAATCTACATTTGTTTGTGAAATACAGATGTAGTGTTCCATCATCAACAAAATAGCTGTCAAGCAAACCTTCATTGGTTAGATGTTCCATCCAACCTTCAGGCAGTCTATATTTTTTTGTGAATCTTTTATAGACATCATCAGGGAAGGTTTCATTTGGGTAAGCATCAAAAGGTCTTGCAGTACCGAATGAATACAAGCACCAATGTCCTTCTTGTGAATCTGTATAGTCTTCACCTTTAAGTTCTAGTCTGTCTAAAAGTTTTTCTGTGTTTATTGTTGTCATTTGTTTCTCCTAGTTAATTTATACTTACAGTATATACCTAAAGTATATAGTGTGTCAAAGGTTTTTTATGGTCTTTTTGATTATTTTTTCTTAATTTTGAAGGGTAATTTGTAGTTATACTTCTTAGCTAGTGATTCATGTGCATAAAACATTGCTTCAAAGACAGGCATTCCTTTCTTAATACCTTCATCATAGAACTTACCATAGTCATCACTTCTAGCCTTGCCTTTGTCGTTTTTGGACATATAATGATGATATTATGAGTAAGATGACCTTTCAAGAAGCATTGGATGAAATGATTGAAATAATCAATATAGAAGATTTGACTATAGATGATTATGATAGATTTATGTCCATACCTATACTCGATAGCTACTCGACTGAGCAGAAAAGACAGATGTCTTGGATGAGAGAATCGATGAATATAATGTCAGGAGATATTATAGCAAGAACAGGAAGAAATGATTTTGTTAGATACGACTGAGTATTTCTTTTTCATAATACTCTAACCATATTGGACTAACCTTATCTTTTATACCTAGTTGATATAGTGAAAAATTTTCTGCAAACCATTCTTTAGAGTTAGTCGTTGAATACCTTGTTGGAAACATTTTTGTTATTCCTTTTTCTCTTAAAAGACTATTATCTTGTCTAACAGCTTTGTTGAAAAAAGCATTTAATGTCTGCTCAATATTACCATCCCCTGTAAGTGCTTTAGTTTGTTGATGTATATGATGACCCATCTCGTGATAAATTGTAGACCTTTTGTCATCGAGCATTAAGTCTTTAATCTTTTCTTTTGTGAGACCTTTTGATGAAGTAACTCCTGCCTTACCAAATACATAACCTTCTGATGTAAAAAACATATTATCAGCAAAAGAACCAATATCTTGTCTTTTCCTAAGTGTTCCATATGATGTTTTTACTTGGGTCTTACCTACCATGAAATCACTTTTCTCTCTATCTTTCAGACCGAATGTCTTATTCTTTATATATTTAGCATTAAAATATAAAATACCATCTCCCATCATAGCTAATGCTCTACTTCTACCAACACTTACTGTTCCTCGTAATCTTGGTATTTTATGTTTCTCTGCAATTTCATTTGCTTCTTTCAACAATATTGTTACGTCTGTCAATTCTTCTTCATTCCAATCATCAAAATATGACTTGCCTTTATTGATATCACCACGATATCTTGACCTTAGATATTTATCATTCAACCCACCTGTAGATAGTTCTGTTATTTCATCTTTCAACTCTTTCTTGGATTTACTCACAACCACAGCAGACCCTTTGATTGGATTTGCTAGAGATGTTGCATTGATTTCTTTAATTGGTGGCTCAGAAACTTCTTCGATTATTGGTGTTCTACGAGGTACATTATCTGTCAAATCATCAGCATCGTAATACAAAACAAAACATCTACAGTTGATTACATTAGTAGCTCCACCATTAGCATCACCTGCATATTGCAATTGTTTCTCTACTACTCCACCACCTGCAACAGGTGTCATAATCTTAAAAGGTTCATCAATGCCTACTTGCACACCATTCATGTTTACATGCCATGACCTTGCTCGTTCATCTAATGCACTAGCCCATTCTTTGATAGGTTTTTTAAGACCTAATCTCTCAGCTACTTTTTGATTTCCATAGTTCATTGCTTGATGTGTTTCTGTTCTTGCTATCAGAGTAGCCCTCTTTGGACTGAAACCTGTCGATTTTCGTATGTTTTTCGATATCTGAGGGTTGGATAACCCTGTTTCTAAACCTAGTGAAATTTCAGCTTGTATAGCCCTTCTCGTGGTCTCTGTGATATTCCTTACATTTTGTGCTGTTTGTGTGCCTACATAATCAATAATAACAGGGTCGATTTCATCGGATTTCTTCATAATCCTAGTTCTTTGTAATCTATTACCCATTGTAATAATTACATCTCTTGCACTAGCACTTAATATGGTGAATAAATCGTTGTAGTAATCTTCATAGTATTCATCAGGTACTTGGCTAACATCGTTGAACAAAGCTTCAGCTAAATCAGCATATTCAGAGAAATGTTTTCTTATTCTTGTCCTTACTCTGTTGCTAAGAGTAATAAATAATCTTAATTGCTCTTTGTATTCTTTTCTTTTATTAATCCTGACTTTTGGCATTTAAAAACCTCTCAGTTTCTTCTAGTAATTCTTCCTGTGTGCCAAATGTACCTGTGAACCATTTAGGGTTCAAGTGATATGATTCTAAAGAATTTCTATGGTGGTGTGGACATAATGGTATTACTTTCATGTGGTCTCTTTTTTCCCCAAACCTTCTAACATGATGTATCTCAGCAGGTGTGCCATAGTAACCTAACCTAATACACACGATACAACCTAAATCTTGAACTTTCTGTAAATGTTCCCTTTCACGTTTTTTCATCTTCGACATCTACTATCCACATTTCCTCAACACAGGATTTGAGTATAACAGAAATGCCACCAAGACCTGATTCCTTTGTGATTGCATTTGCTATTTTGTATGACTTTCTATCTTCTTTAATTAACCATCCAACAGTACGACATAGCTCAGGCTCACAAGAATCTACGTTCTCTACCCATCTTGCATCTGCTGTGTGGTCTAGCCAATCTATCATGACTAGTGGATATTCTTTCATACTGTATATTTTTTACCTCTAAAGAATGCTGAACGATGCAGATTACTTACCTGCACAAGTTCAGGATGAACTGTTTTCTCTTTAGGGTCAATTGTTATTACAGCAAATCCATTGTTCCAATCATTAGCCACATTATCTTCAAGGTAAGGATGATATTGTTCTGACAAGTGTCCTGTTTGTATAGCCATTGATGATGTGGAATAGGTGTTAAATGTTCTATAGTTTAACTGATGAGTATGTCCTGTAACGATATGTATTCCTGCCCTGTAAGAGTTTTGATAAGCAGTATGCATACCACCTCTCATTCTGTGTTTAACTAAAACTGTATCATCGACTAAGTGAGACATAGCCCATTCCCAATCAGGAAATAATGTTTGTATTTTAAAAGCTTCTAAGTCCTCAAAGGCTCTACCCCAAGACATTGCAACTTTGGATAGTCTTGTTTCATGGTTACCAAAGGTTGCTATTTGCTTGATAGGATATTTAGCCTTATCAATAATCTTCTGTAATTTATTAAGTTGTGCTTGTGAATCATAAATCTCTTTTTGTACTGTACGTTCTTTAGGTCTTATCTCTGTATGGAATTTAGCAAAAGAAGATAATACAGATAAATCCATAATATCACCATTGGCTACAACTAATTTGAGCTGTCTTGTTTTGACTAAATCTTTCAACACTTCACACATAATCTTAAACGATACTGTTTCGTGTCCTTCAAAATGTGCATCTGAGAATACGAGCATACAATATGGATGGTCGGTTATTTCTACACGATTGGTTAGTGGTGGCAGGTTAGCACGTTCTGTTCTGACTACTACGTTAGCATTGTTGTTATGTGGTAGTAACTGAATACCTGTCATTTCCTCTGCTTGTTGTCTGTAAAAAGACATTGTTCCTGAATCGGTTGATAACCCAAGATATTCAAAAACATCTTTCTGTCTTTTCATGTTGGGTAGATTCCATGCTCTGACTATGTCATGAGCTGTGGCTAGTGAGATACTAGACCTGTTTGTGCTTGGCATATATTTCTCCTTAATCTTTGCTAGATAAAGGATGGTCTTTAGGTAATAAGTCTAAATCAAATTTACCACCTGAAAACTTCCCTGTTCTAACTGCCGATAAGAAAGCATTTACTCTAGCCATAGCCCATTGTTCTTCTGACCTTACACTTGGTCTTACAGATTGTGGATTAGTACGATATGCACCGACACCACGTTTGTAAACACGAGCTAACATTCCTACAGTAACTCTCTTACCTTTTTTATCTCCATGTTTGTCATTATGGTCTTTTACTTTATTCTGTAAACCTTTGAGAGTTGAGCCTGATACACCTTCTACTTTAGTTTCCATATCATCGAAAGACTTTTCTTGTTCTCTCATGATTTGATTACGTTTAGTCTTAGCCCAACTAAATCCTGCATCACCACCCCACAATGCCCAAGCAATACGACCTGCTGAAGGATAGCCATCTTCACCTCTATCGAATCCTTGTCCTTGTTTATCTACTTCATGTCTTGAAAAGAATGAATACATTCTAAGAACTGTGTTAGGTGATAATCTTTCTTTGCTTACTAATTGGTTGGCTCTTGCAACACCTACTGATGTGCCACCTCTGTTAAATTCTTTTCTCCATTCCAATCCACGTTTTGCTTCTTCTGCCATTGAATCAGTTGGAGTTAAATCTAAATCAGATAATGCTTTCTCACCAATCAGTCTGTCGTACTCAGCATGTGTTCTGCATGGCATGTAAATTGTTTCACCATCTCTCTCATGTGAATGTGTACCAACACATCCTATTTCTTCTGCTCTATCTAAAGCTTCTTCTTCTGTAGTAAATACATCTTTAGATACCTCTGCTTTAGTGCCATAGATTTCATCATAAGTTTTTTCTGCTTCATCAACATCTACAGGTTTAGCACTATCTTCAGGTGATGTTTCTGTTTCACCTATTGGGAACAAGTTAGATGGAATGTATAACTCATCACCACCTGATACTTCTTCAAGTCCTAATCTTTCCCTTGCTTCGTTACGAGTTATAATTCCTGCATTAACACCTTGTACTACATTCTCATAAATTTGTTTTCTTTTCTCTGCCATTGCAGGAATAGAATCTAAATCATATTGTATTCTTAAATCACCTTCGTAAAGTGGTGAAAGATATTCATTCAAGTCTGATTCTACACGTTTAAGCAAAGGTATGACTGTTTCCTCATAAAGTGCAAGTTTAGCAGTCTCCATGTTGGAATAGGTTTGACTATCAGGTATACCAATCAACTGTGCAGGTACACCGAAACATAAAGCAATCTCTCTTGCTGATAGATTAAGCAACTCTAAGAAATCCATATCCTTTGGATTTAAGCCTAATTGCTGATATGAGAAGTTTCCTTCTAGTAACATCGGTCTTCCTGAGTTGTGAGTTCCTTGAAACCTAAACTCTAAATCTTCTAGCAATCTAGCTCGTTGTTCATCTGTTAATTGGGTAGACATCCCTGTCTCATCTGTGGGTTCAAATTTAAGCATACCACTTGGAGTACACCCATTTTTAAGAAGTGCCACATTGTGCATCCCTGCAAGGTTATGTTGGTCAATATTGTATGCACTAGCCATAATTGGTGATAGTCCATAAAAATCATCTAAAGGAGACCAAAGCTTAATCTGTTTAACTTGTCCATTACCTGTCTTTTGGTCAACAGGATAAACTTCAACAGTTCTGCCATCGATAACATAGTTAAATGATTCAGGTATAACTGATGTACCTGCTTTAATTTCTATCCTATCAGGTCTTAATAAATATAATTCTCTTGGTGGTGTAAAGGATTCTGTATCTCGGAGAAGGTATGAGTTACCTGAGATAAGTAAGTAGGAATAAAGAGATGCAAAATACTCTACACCTGATTGTAATGGATTTGGTCGTTCTAGTAGTGAAATTAATTCGTGGTTGTCTAGTTTAGTGTCATCACTAAATACATCAATCTTAACTGCTGATGCTGAGTTTGAGATTAATTGTATGCATCTGTGTACGATAGCATTTTCTTGGTAGCCATCTTTGGCATAGTCTTTGTATCTTCTATTTGTCTTTGATGAATAAGCACTAAGCTTGTTGAACATAACTTTAGGTGCTTCTTTTTTTTGTATTGGTTTTTCTTCTTTAAAAAATCTATCAAATAATCCCATGTTTAACTAATCCTAAAAACTGCCTTACCTGAACTTTGCAATGAAGTTATAGCCCAAACTAAAGCATCTACTCTATCATCATGAGATTTTACATTATTTCCTGTGAATTGACACATTTGTTCCTCTAAATCCTTGAAATAGCCAACATGATGCACTCTGTTCTGTTCGTACAATGCTGAGATAGGTTCTGCTCTGATTTGTTTTCCTCGTGTAGCACGAACACTTGTGTAGGGAACTGTGCTGTCTTGTGTTCGTAAAAGTCGTTCAATCAAATCTCCACCATTGTTTACCTCTGCTACGATTCTATCACATTCGTAACGATTGTATAATTCTATTGCTTTTTTAACCCATACATCAGGTGATGTGGTTTGTGATGCATCTTGCAAGATATAGAAATGATTATCAGAACTTCTACCTGC